CCATGTGTTCTTCTGCACCATGAGCTGTGAGGTGAACACAAACCAATGTTGTGTCTTCCTCAATGAAGAAGGCTCTTTTGACGCCGGCTGGTGATACAAAGGTCTGAGGCCCAGTCAGTCGTTGGCGACCACCGTCTTCAGATATGATCACCATAGTGCCTGCCATCAAGAAAGTTAGGTGGTCCCGCTTATGCAGAGCCCCGGCCACAGTTATACCTTTTGGCATGAACAGCTGACGTGCATACTGGTGGCACCCATAACGATCATCCAGGGGCGTGAAATGGTGCTCAAGCTCGGTCTGATCTAAGGCACACTCTAGGTTGCCCTCTGCAATGCCATGGAGCATTATTGTCTGGTACTCCATCAGAGACTGCCTGATCTCTAGGTCTTGTTTCATGAGATTAGAAGTCATCATAAGTCAGACCTGTTGTAGAAGCTGACCCACCCATTGCTGCCCAAGCTGTGCCATCGTAGACAACAAGTCCTTGGGTTCCGTTGCCTATAGGATCCCAAGGGGACACAGCATAGCGGACCATGCCCTTTAGTGGGCTTGTGGGCTCTCTGTTTGCCACTTGGATACTTGCTTCTGCTAAAGAGCGTATAGAGGCCTCCAGTTCCCTGAGTTCCTCTTGTAAGTAGTTAGGTAGAAACTCTGGGTTTAGGGATGGAGACTGCCGCCTTACATAGGCAGACACGAGTAAGTTAAGTTTGTTTGATAGTGACATTGTTATCTCCTACCAGTGACCACAACCTCTACGTCCATACCGCTCAGGGAAAAGTCCTTTAGGTTACTGCTGGACATTTTGTACGAGAGGTATCTGCCTGATATTCTGGTATCCACTTTGTAATCAGTTTGTGAATTAAAGGTGACATCAGCGTTGTAGCTGGGGGCTACATTGGGGATGTCTGACGCACCAAAACTGAACCCAAAGTTGGGGTTTCCGTTGCTTGTAGATACCTGCGGAAGTATCTTTGAGATTACTTTGTATCCATTGAGAGGCACACCCATCTCGTCTAAATCAAGACCCACACGTTCTAAGAAGAATTCTGAGGAGACATCTGTGTCTACAGCTTGTGCAAGTGTTCCTTGATCTACAAGGTCAACACCGTATATCTTGTTTGCTGGTACGCCGCCTCCAGCCTTTGCAATAAGAAGAGGGCTTTGTGCAAATTGACTTTCTTGGTCGTGGTATGAGCCACCAATGTTGTCGTAAGTTTGGGTCGCATCATCATATGAGAACACAGAGTTAATGTTAGCCTCAGAGCCAGAGACTACGTTGGGCAAATCTTGGAATGTCCAGTTGTCCTCTTTGTAGTTATAGACTGCCGCTCGGTTACAGTGCTGACCATCTGTGTAGATGGCCATATCGTCATTACTGTGGTAGCAGAAGTACAACTCTTCTAAGCTGGTGTTGTGGGTGACAAAACATTCACCAGTACGGGAGTTGTCTAAGCCACCAAAGATGTAGTCTCTAACGCGGCCATCACATATGGATTGGCGTGTGTTGCCATCCGTGACATAGATGTCATCGCGGTCAAAGACGTAATGTTTACCCTCTACTTCCATGATGCAGTTCTGATTGATAACGCCAGCGTCATCGAAGACCTTGCGGAAGTTAAAGATGAACGTACCGCCCACAAACTCCATCATCCACACTTGGTCTTGGGAATACACAAGGAAGTTAGCTCCTAGTGTGGCACCGTCCATGATAGGCGTCTTCATCTGTACGAGGTCATTGAAGCCAGCACTGTTAGTAAGGTCAGTCTCGTCCCAAGTTGCTGGTACTTGGTTTGCTAGTACGGGATCAGAGAACCTCACCCGACTTGGGTACGAAGCACCATTCTCTGTGGTGCCTAGAGCTATCAAAAAGTCTCCGAAGCTGCGAAGGGACGTAGCTCGGTAGGTACTAGGCCAGTTGGCTAGGGTACTGAAGTTGGAAGCACTAGGGGGACGGGCTACGGGTACTTGGTCTGGACGATTAACGTACTGCACATCTGCAAGTATCGTTGCTGTCACTGGGTCATTAGTCGAACTGGTTGACGCATTGAACCTCTGAACAAAGGAACCACCAGAGAACTCATAGATGTCGAAGGTATCATCCACCAACAACACAGTATCGTACCCAGAGAGGGCTGTGAGGCCATAGGAGAACACAGGGTTCCACGGTATGGCATCAGACACAGCCCGGTACACTGGGCCACGGGTCACATTACCATCAGTGAACCTAATGTTCTTTGCTCTGGTGTAGGCATTGGTGGGGAGGTTGTAGGGGTCAACATCAGTGACCACGCCCACGGACCCTAGTCCACGGATTGGTAAGTTAGGCATGGCCTGAGTTCCTTACTGTAGGTTAAGTCTAAGTGACTACCGGGGGCCAAACTACTGTGCTTGGGAACCCAGGTTGCTCAGGTACATCGAGCAGGGCCTGGCGATACGCAGTCCACTCAGTTTGCTTGTCTGAGGATAGGTCTGCCCAGCGCAGTGGATTAGAGACAAGTGGATCAACTTTTGTGCTTAAAAGCCTGTCACGCTCTGCACGAACCTCTGTAGCTTTCCATTCATCATACACCGCATCAGAGGGTGCTACCCAAGCCCCACCTTCGTAAGTGTGTAAGTGAGATGGACGTTGCGTTACTTCAACGGTTCCAACTGGGTATGCAGCAATAATCTCATCCGAAGGGTCTGATACGGTTTCCCAATAATCCCCATTAGGATTTATAAAGTATTTGGACATTTTAGCTCCTATGACAGTCTTGAGGCGGCGCGATTGGAACTGCCATCTGTTTTATAATAGTGTGTATTAGGGACAATAAAATAACCATTATCCCATGTACCGCTATCACCGTCAGGCCCACCAACCTGAACGCCGCCACTAGCGGTTGTGCTGACATAAGCCGTCCCACCGCCAGTATTTAACTGATAATAAATTGCAATGGCACGACCTGTAGTGTTTTGATACCAAGTATTTGGAGTCAAAGTTATACTTGCGTAAGATTGACTTTCACCCAAAGTATCTGGAACACTCGAAGAAGTAATGTAGCCAGCGCCATTAGCCAGCTGGTTGTTGTTGGTCACAGCAGCAGGAAGTCCTGAGATACTGACGTTACTAAGGCCTTGGCGGTTGAGGGTCAGCGTAGTGCCACTAATAGAGCCACCAGTCACATAGTTGTTTGTGTCTGTAGCGCCGGGAGCTGACTCTAGGGTTGTTACGCGGCCACTCAAAGAGGTGAACTGGGTCTGTATGTCGCTAGTAGTTGAACTTAGGTATCCAAACTGTGTGGAGCTAACACCAGCACCTGTGATTAAGGCTAGGTAGTCAATGTTTGACTGAGGTATATTAGATGACCCAGCTACAATGCTGTCAATCTGGGTCTGAATGTTACTCGTTACACCATCCAAATAGTCATACTCAGTGCTCGTGACACCAGTGTTCACTAGGTCTGCGAGGTATGACACATGCCCCGCCGGGAGGGAGGCATCCAGCTCTACCTGTGTAGAGGTCACAGGACCTGTAAGGTTGGGAAAGGTATTCTTGATGGTACTCTTGATCAGGCGGATGTGGTCATCAGCTTGTGCGAGACCGTCAGTAGACGCAGGGTTCGCAGGGACCAAAGAGTTGACGTATGTTCCATTTTCCAGAGCCATATCTATGGTTCCTCTTTCTTTTGTTTCTATGGGGGCCTCTTGTTGACTGAGGCCGACAACAACAACAACAACAAGAACTTTAGCCCTGTATTTTGAAGTTGCTTTTGTTTCTAAGGGTACGGGGGTCAGTTTTTGCCTAGGGAACCTAAGAAAACCGAGGGAAAGCTGGGAGATACTGTAGTCAGCTCAGGATAACCCCTTGCAATCTATAGCATCTGTAGTGCGAGGGATGTATGGTCCCACTGGGAGGGGGCCTATGTTATGAACACGAGATGACATTAGTTGGCATTAGCCGACGGGAAATTTGTTAGGCTGGGGGCTTGGACTTTTCAACACAGATAGGGAGTGCCTCAGTCAACCTCAGTCAACACCCGTCACCTCAGTCAACCTTAGTCAACTTAGCTAACCTAAGTTAGCCACCAGTCTCACTTGATCCACTCTTGCCACACCCGA